GAGATAAACATTCTCAATGTACTCAGGCGTCAGGCCAAAAAAACTCCGCTGCTAGCGGAACCTCCATTTCCTCAGAGTGACCGCAGTGCTGGCACGTGAAACCAAGTGTAAGCTCTACATTAGGAACTATTTTTGTATATATCTTTCTAAGGAACGCAGAGTCGCCAGAGGGCAGATTCTGTGAAACATATTCAATGGCCTCTTGTGTTGAGTTACCATTCACTGATTTTATCATGTGAGTAAGCTGCGTAGTAATCAGCCTTTGAGAGTCTTTATTATTAGAGTCTACAATCTTGTCAGTCAGACTTCTCTCATCTATACCATTCAGTAACGCCATTTCTATGACCAATTGAGATTTTGGCAATGTTACAATATAGGCACCAGTATCTGAGATATTTATAACATCAGGTAATTCAGCGGCGATATCGCTAGCTGTTGTTATTTTAGCGTTATTTAAATCAAAGCTGTGCTTCTGCTCGGTAATACAATTAGGGCATGTTATTGACGTTCTGTACATATTGCCATAACCAGATACTCTAGCGGCAATAATTATTGCGTTTCTATCGCCAACCAGCAAACTACTAGGATTTATAGCTTTGTTGACTATAACACTCTCTAACAGCCTCTCCAGCGCAACGCCGTTTTCGATCAAAGTTACAGAAGTTAAGATATCTTCTTCTTTTGCTGTCATTTGTTTAATTTCAATGGTGGTTTCATTAAACAAAGGATGATCAACTGGGTAATGCTTCCCCTCTGACGGAAGTTTAACAAACTCCGTTGGCACCACAAAAGAAAATATGTTCGAATCCATTGCGGCGACCGGTTGACTTGACGATTCTGGAGTTACGTTTCCAGTGCCAAGCCGATCTTTATTTCTAGACAATTTACACCTCTAGTTAATTATAATATATGTCGTTTGATTATTGTAGCTTATTCGCTTGAAATATCGAAGAATTTGCTATCAGGCTTAACAATTGCACTACCATTACTATCGGTGTTGAGTTCAGCCCAATCATACCTCATCTTAAGGGTATATTCAGTCAAATCTTCGTTACCATATGCGATAGTGCCACCAAAGTCCGCTTCAGTCACAAACGCATTCCACAGCTTCCACTCTTCGAGAGGGTTACCATCAGAATCAACTTGAGTAATTGTCACAGTGCCAAGGGCTCCGACTGCTTTTTGCTTTGAGAGACTGGAAAGGTTATTGGTATCGGGAGTTCTTGGAAGTTGATAGCCAGCACCTTGGCAGATACCTGCAAGGGTAGCGGCAACATCCGGATCCTTGCCGGGGTCGACCATCTTAATTGTGATATCATTCCATGTAACTTTACCAGGGTAATAATAAGTATGATTTAAGTACTCATGAGTGGCCTCTCCAACAGTAAACGTAGGCTTATTAACTTCCTTTGCATACCACAGCATAGCTCCACCTTGAGCGGTTTGAATTCCTTGAATATCGATATGAAATCTAAAATTTCTTTTTGGATCACTAAGAAGTTCTTCAGTGTTTCCAAAGTTGGTTGACCAAAACGGCATTAGTTGTTTTCTCCCTTTAAGTTAACTAGTATAGTTAGTGTTTTTAGTCGTCAAATGACGCACCAGTATTAGCAATAATGAAGTCAATTGCAATAAACTCAATCGCGCGAGCAGGCTTGACCATGATTTTCGCATATAAAATGTTCTGATCAATGAGGTCAGGAGTAGTTGTGGTCTCATCGAGAATAAGTCTATATTCAGTAATACCATATCTAGTCTTGACGTTAGCCAAGAATGGTTCGATGAGGCCCTTAAATCTATTCCATGTAGCCTGTACGTTTTGCTCGAAAAGAACTTGAGTTGAGAGAATGGAAATTTGCTTTTTCAAGAAAATTACCAGTCGTCGAACATTGATTCTATCGAGAGCTGAAGGTCTCATTTGAAGAGTTTTCTGACCGAATACCACGATTCCACTGGAGGGGAATGAGGCAATTGGGTTGATGTGTGCTTCGTAAAGCTGATCTCTTTCTTTCGAAGAGAGTCGCGAGGACACATTAGTAATTGGAATCCCAGCAGCGCCGTCAGAAAGACCGCCGCGGTTGAAACCAGCTGGAGCAAACCAAACATCAGACTTAGATTCTGAAGAACCCAGCACACCCATCATAGCGACAGATGGCGGTACCCAAAGGGTTTGGCCGGTTCTATCTCTAGTTTGAACCCACGGGAAGAACGTACAAGCATATGAGTTGTCAATTCTTCTTGCTCTCAAGGCAGACACAACACCAGCAACATTTCTATTTGCTCTCTCATTTGTTTTAAGAGGTGTAGCCAACACATTTTCTGCAAATGGGGTATACACATCCGGTAAATCAATGATAGCCAGCGCATCTCGTCTTTCTTGACAAAGCTCCATCTGATAGTTGGTTAAAGATTCCTTGGTGAGTCCCGGTACAGCGAGAACATTGAAATCTAACAATTCAGGGTCGGCTATTGTCTCAAGCGCTTGACGATACGTATGGTATTCGTAACTAGTCGCTGAGCTATCGCTCCCAATTTGGGAGTTTGCTAACGGATCTGGTTTGGTAATGTCAAATCCGTCAAATCCTCCGAAGAATGGTGCCGTGAAGCTATCATAGCCAAGGTCGAGCATACTTCTGTAGTTTCTGCCAGTTTGGACTGTGTAGCTTGTTCCAGCCAATCTTGAGCCAGAGGTGTAAGTAAACGATGTACTTCCGGAAACCACATCGTCCAAGGTGAAGATGTATCCGAAGCCGTCAACTATCTGGTTGAACGCCCCATTTCCGGTAGCCCCAATTGCATCGCCAATGGAAGCGCCGCCGGCTAAAGGTGTCAAAGTGCTTCCAGCTGTCAGCGCATTGCCGAGAGCGACCCCATCTCCTAACGCACCCAAGGATGCTAAGGCAGTTAGTGTAATTTTTTTACTTGTGGAGCCTTCAGTAGCGGTTAGATTGGCAATACCATTTGTTGAATCACCCGAATTAGTGCCGTACTTTACCTTGAGTTCGTCTGCCGTTCCGTTAATAGCCAGTATGATGTTGTCAGCCGTGGCGTCAAGATCAGCGCCATCGTTGATGAATATGTTATTTTCGGCTGGGGTTCCGGACATACCTCCCGAGTTTTTGATTGTAATAACAATGTTTTTAGTGGCAGTAGCACTAACAGTATTAAAACCAACAGGAAGGGTAATAGTTATAGTGTCACCAGTGGTATCGCCGGTAGCAAGTGTTATTGCGTCCGCTTTAGTTGCTGCGACGTTGGCTGTACGGAAACCAGAGCGATTTGCTTTTCCTAATGTGCTAGGATCATCAGCGATACTAGCAAACAACATTCTGTGAACGTCACCGAGACCAGTAGCTGGCTTTCCGGTGGATGTAGATGTTCTACCGGAACGCATACCGAAAATCACATCACTTCTGTTAGTTAAGCCCGTATCTGTGTCAGCAGCTACCAGCGGAGCCGTTGGGAATTCGAAAGTAGCTCTCATACGGCCGTCTGGACCAACACCACCTGACATACCTCTTACAGTCGTGAAACCAGCACCACCATGAACCGTGTCGCCGGGAGCTGTACAAAGCGCCCCCATAATTATTTGCTTCGGTGTTTGTTTATCAACGCCGCCCGCCGTTGAGCCGGTCACTATAACATTGGGATACTTTGGAGGACCATAGAATCCGAATGGGACCAGCGCTGGGTTAGATGCGCCAGCTTCCACTTCTTCTGCGAGTTCTACATAAACATACTTAGACTGGTTTTCATAATCTCCATATCTACGGAGGCGCTTGTTACCTTCATCCCATTCATAATAAACATTACCAATAACCTTAGCAATATATTTCGGAGACGTCGGGTCTAAGTTAAGATTGTCGAATCTTTCAAGGACAACTTGGTTTTGATCTGTATCTCCGAGGGCACGAATAATAACTGAGAAAGAACCATAATCTTCATCGAGTGAAGCTGGTCCTCGAATTCTATCAATTTGAACCTTTGCGTTCTTGTGCAGCCATTCACCATGGCCGCGGCCCTTAAGTCGGAAAAGCTTGTCGGCTTTTTCGGGACGGAATGTGCCAAGGCCTGGAGTGGTGTCTTGTCCAATAAACCATCCGGCCTTTGCTTCGACAGAACCTCCAGCAACGCCTTTCATCTTTTGTGGACCTATAGTTGGTGCGGTAACGGCCGAGTTCGTAGAGCCCGATCCTAATGGCATAATAATACCGATGCTCTTGCCAGTAACACCTCCATTGTCTCTAAGGAATTGTTCGTAAGACTCACCAAGCCAGTAGTTTCTTTCTGCAGACTCGGGATAGAAAGTACCTGACCCAATCAAAGTTGGGTTAGTGTTTACTTGTCTGCGAACAAAGTTACGGCTTCCATCATCAAAGTTAATTGAAAAAGTTTCATCGTTGGTGTCTACACCAGCTACCATCTTGGTATATTTGATTTTGAAGTTACCATTGGTATCAGAATCAATAAATGTACCCAAAGCTGCAGTCACAGCTGGTTGCGCCATACTTGCGTGTTTGGCTGCCAAATCAACTGTGCCCATAACAGTACCACTCAGCAGCATAGCACCTTCATCACAATAGAATACTGCTCCCAAGCGGAACGAACCAGTTGCCGAGTGCCCACCTGTATTTGTAATACTACCAGATGAAGCCACAAATAAGCCATAAGCACCACCGCCCTCTGAGTTATCTGAACCGGGCTGGCCACTAGTTTGCCAGCCGCATTCTCCACCAGTTCCAGCAGTAGGGGCTGGTGCGGTTGATTGTTGCCCAAGAAGACGCATGAAAGTTAAGGGCGCAACTTCTGATTGCAAAAATGCTTTAGCTGCGTAGGTCGCATACATTGGTGATTGATTGTTACCATCGCGGTATACATCACCGCCACCTCTACCGGGTACGGTTTCTCCAAACATATCGACAAAGTCACGATAATTCTCTACCTTAACTGGCGTCATTGCGAGGCCTTTAGGGGAGCGACCAATAATTACTGGGCCGATGTTATCTGGTTGTGGAGTGCGGAATGTATTATCAATTTCATTGATAAAAACACCCGGGGATACGAACTTAAAGTTTTTAACTGACATTTAGCAAATTCCTTTCTGTGGCTATAATTACCTTTTCAATTATAGGCTAATCATGAGTAAATAGTTGACGTATTTTCAAAAGTCTCTCGTAGCACTAAGAAATTAACACGTTTCAGGAACTAATCATCAAAAAAGCTGGATTGTCCCGGAAGTGGCACAGATTCTCTAGGAAATGTTATTTCAACTATGTTCTCGTCAATCCTAACCACCCTGCGATCATCGTTGTCGCCCTCACCGATTAAATAGCCTAATACCTTCACATTAATTGTCGACTCAAACATGCGTATGTCTTCATTAAGGGTAGCAACATTGTCAGAGGCTGCAAACGTTTGATCTATAAAAGCTTCATACAAGTGGCCATTCCTTCTCATAACAAATGAGTTAATTTGCCCTGTTCTCGCAATAAATGGCGTCAGTAGTTCATTCATTTGCTGTTGATATTCCGTCTTAATTGTAATCTTATAATCGACATTAACATAAACTGGTATTGGGATCGATAAGGTCTGAATAACAACTTTCTTGTTTATTCTCGGAAAGTTGTGCTGTAATTTACCGCCAGTATTCGTTCTTGTCCCGGAAGCTACAGCAAAATTTCTTGTTTTGTCCTGAACTATTCTTTTGGCGATTGTAAGGCGACCGGTTCTACCATTATATTTATCTGAGTAAATATGGGCCTGATAAGCACCTTTTCTTGCAGGATCTTTTGTGATGCCAGAGCGTTGCACGCTTATAAGAGGCAGCTTAAGCGTGCCGGAATCATCTCTCAAGTCTTTATCATTTTTAATTTGATATGCTCTTTCTGGTACTTGCCACAGGATTTCTACTTTTTTGCGACCCTCATTTGTGGTTGCAGACAAATCTAAATCTTTTTTAACCCACGATGTCATTGCATAGTCAATATCTTCGATAGTTGACTCAAGCATCCCTATTTCTCTTAGAGTAACAGAGCCAGTATTTGGCAGATCTGGCAGCATTGCAAAATCAAAATTATTAGGTAGCATCAAAAAGACCCTTTCTTGCCTTCTTAGCCGTTGCAATTAGTTCAAACGTTTGGTCTACTTGACCAAATAACTTGCGGGGCTTTGAAAGCTTGGTAAGTTCATAGTAATTATCGCCATATAATATAAAGTCACCTTCACGAACAAACAAGTTTTGATCCTCATTTAATCTTCTTTTGTGGAACTTTACAGTAATGATTGAGTCGGCGTCGATACCCATGCCTTCCATATATTTAGTAGATTCTTCGTCAAACGCGACCAAGACATAAACTCTGATAGGAGATAGAAATGTTTTTTCAATCGCCTCTCCGTATAAGTCATGAAACTGCGTTCTTTCTAGATCTATAGGGTAATACAGAATAGCTTGACCAATGACGTTTTCAATTAACTCGTCATTTACTTGTTTTACTAGATCTCGCTCTTTTTTACCAAGAAATAGCGGTGGTGGCGGCTGATCTGGTCTTTTCCATTCATCTGACATTTAGAATTATCCTACAAATATTGGTAATGGAGAGAATGCAAACGTTTTAGCCGTAGCATCGGCTTTTTCGGCGTCATATTTGACCAGTTCTTTGTACTCCGTGGTTGCAAGCATTTCAGTAAGCTTGCCTTTAAGTTCTTCTTGCTCTGCTTTCGCTTGACTTAACAAATCTGAGTGATTTAGCGTAACAGAATCGCCCGGGATCGGAATTGTTGTAAATTTACCTCTAATTTGACCAAGCATTTCCTTGCATAGCGCTAATGCATACTTACGAATCCATTGTTTACCCATAGAATTGATGTTTTTATAGGGTATGTTCTCGTATGGAAGTGTATTCATGTTGTTAACGCCAAG